CGCCGCAGCAGTTGCAGCACCAGAGTCTTGGATAGCACCAGCTTGGTTATTGGAGGCTTCCATGCCGAACAAGCCCCCAATCAGTGGGCCAGCTAGACCACCAATTAGAGAACCAATGTCGTGAACAGACGCCGCCTCCCCTTGATCGAAATAATCTAAAGGCAACTCGTTAATGTATAGGTTCATCTTTATTCCCCAAGACGTAAATAATAGTTATACCGTCTGTCGCAACTTGCTTAAATCCAAGTCGGGTAACGAAAGCTTGCCCTTCTTTATTATTTGCCATTACCGCAGTAACGGCATAACCAAATTGCTTTACTGTATCTTCAACTACTTTCTTCTCCGCTTTGCGGTACCATTTTTTATGGCCTTCCGGCTTGATCGCTGCATGGAGTTCTGGGCCTTTACGGAGCATGCAGCCCACAATCTGATGCTTTACTTTAACTGGAATAATCTCCCAGTCTTTACCAAACATTTTGATGAAATCTGCCTCTGATATATTGATCCGATCTTTGGCAGATTCATACGCAGCTTTCAATGCCAGTTCTTTGTCGCTCATACTTCGTGGTCTTTCACATTCTTGATGCAAGCGTTATATTCTTGTTCGGCCACCACCATAGAATTCTGTGGGCTTTCATAGACTTCTTCAATCATATGGGCCACCATCAGTACATCGGCTTCATCCTTGATATAGCTACCCGGAGGAAGTTCTTTGATAAAGGCGACCAATTGGGCTTGCACTTCTTTGATATCTACACCCGCATCGCGCATCAGGGAAACGGTATAGCTATCCCGAGCAAAGGCTAGACATTGATCTGGCTCCATTGGATGGGCAGAGACGGTTTCAGCAAAGACAAACAGAAATGCAGCAAATCCTAGAATATTGAGAATCTTCATAGAAACTCCTTAGTTGATATAAATGGTGTACATCTGCCCATTGTTGAAATCCGGGTTGATCGCCCAACTCCATTGAGTTGTGTTCGATCCCAAGAAATAACCAGCACTGGCACTGGTATAGACAGTGCCGTCAATCCGTAGCGTGGTGAAATTGGATTGAGGTAACACTCCATACAGGATCAGATTAAGCGAACTATGGCCCCCGGCTGGCCCGGTAAGGGCATTGATGCTGTACCGGCCATCAGCAGAAGGGGTCATGCTGCCCGTGGAAGGGCTGTAGCTGGCCGGATTCATATAGCCAATCGTGGTTCCGTTTACGCTCCATGTTCCGGCAAACATAACGAACCGCGTCTTGCCAAGGAATTGTGATGCCAAGGCAGGATGGCTGGTAGTTCCTCTTAGATTGGCTAGAGTGCCATCAGCGAAGCTAAGGGTATTGGTGGCCGGTCGGCCAATTTCCTGATTCAACAGGAACGTAGTAACCGGCCCAGATGCTGGAATAGTCATGATTAGATCGCCACGTAACCGCCAGCATCGCCGCCCGAATACATCGTGCCATCAGGGCCAAAACGCATCTTGCCAACGCCAGCATAAACAAAATAGAGATAGCCACCGGATTCATAAATCTGCCAATTGGCTGTCACCAGACTAGAGGCAGAGCCTGCCGTGGTGGCATGCCCAGCATTGGTGGCATTCGTCGCATTAGTTGCCGTAGTGGCGGTAGCAGCGTTACCCGCCAAGGCACCTGAGAAAGTTACCGCAGTGACTGTCCCTGAGTAGTTTGCAGAGGCAAAATTAGCGGTACCTGTAAAGACAGGGGAATTCACATCTGCTTTGCTTGAAATCGCGGTAGCGATGTTATTGAATTCGGTATCGAATTCAGTGCCTTTGACCACCTTGGATGGATTACCCGGAGCCAGTCCATCCTTAATGGCAAAGTCGGTAGTCTTTGCGTAATTACTCATTATCCCATTCTCCCTAATTTAGCCAGAATATCCAGCCGTTGGATTTCAACCTTTGCCCCATTAATGCTGGATTCCACTCCCAGTTTCATGATCTTGCCCGAGCCGAATAATGGGCTGGTCAAGTTAAAGGTCTGTGAACCAGAGGTAAATTCAGCTACTCCAAATTCCGCATCGGCATACTCAGCCAAAGCCACATCAGCCGATGTGGTGATTTGCGTGGTCAATGCAGCTTCGGAAAAATCAAAGTACCATTTCAACACCAGAGTAGTGGAAGCATTGGTTGTAACCGTACAATCCATCCGCTTCAGAATCTTTGTGAAGCTGGCATAGTTTGGTGAAGACCGCGTGAAGAACTCTTGTGCAATGGAGAAATCTAACCAAGTGGTGTAATACGTCATTTGGTAAGTTTCTGTATGATCCAGATAACCCAGATATTGCGACAGGTAGCCTTGGGAACCAATGTACAAGGTATCGTCTCTGGACTCGCAGAAGGCCGCAGGATTCAAATGGTTCCACACCGTTACCCGGTAGGAGCCATCGTCCAGTGGACGCCGCAGATCGACGCAGAACGTGAACCATGAGGCATAACTGGCACTAGGTACGGTCAACAGATAGAAGGCATTGGTTTCCGAATACACCGAACGGACTTTGCTCATATCTGCACCGGCAACATAGTTGCGCAGTTGATCCCGGACATTGCGGGAAAGATCAGTGATCGGCAACGATTTCTCTTGAATCGTTCGGCCCAAGCTACGGATACCAGACTTGCTCAGGAAAATAATATCGGTACCAACTTCTTGAATGCTGTCCCGAGCAATACAACCCAGCCCTACGATGTTTTCCACTAGAGACATAGATGAGGGCACTGCTGCTCCTGAATAGATTAAGATGTTGGAAGTACAAAAGATAATCAGGTTGCCATTCCATGCCCGAAGGGCGACAATCGTATCCATCCCTTGGGTCAATACGGAACGCAGATCGATGGAGCCGGATGCTCCATTATTCCATTGTCTGCCCAGCAGGGAATCCGACCACCAGACTTTCATCTTATTGCCTGAAGCATCGGCTACCCATAGACGTCCAAAGGCAGCAAGGGCTTCATTCGGTTTCAGTAGCGTGATTACTTGATCGGTGCTATCAAGGAAGCCACTGCCAGCACTGATTTTGGTATAGACGCCCGAACCAATGTATTCCAGTGGGTCTTGACCAGCTTGGAAGGCATAAGAGTTATTGTTGAAGTTGACGATTTTCCAGTTCGAGCCAGTAGGCGCTACTGCTGGGGAGATATCGGTTAAGGCCGAAGTGCCTTTCCAAATCTTATTGTCATCGGTGCAGGAATGGATTTCAGACACACCAGTCCCAGACAGGTACTCATGAATCTGTACCACCTTGGGTAGCCCACCAATCGCTGGGCTGACTGGTTGCCAGCCCTTACGGGACTCCAAGCCACCATTCTTTGAAATCACCGTATTGTAGGCTTCTGACGCCCACGATACATCCAAGCCGATCCCATTCTCTTGGGTATTCAGGCCAAAGAAGCCGGGTTGGGGAATTGAAACTGATTTAAGCTCTTGAGCCATTAATCCGCTTTCCAGACTAATTCGTCCGGTACCCGAGCCACATCCAGAGCAATTTCAAAGCTCAGGGCATTTTGGTACATGACATATTGATCGGTAGTTTTAAAGCCTTGGTCTTCACCCCGTTCGGAAATGGCTCTTGCCCATGCTCCCAGAATGATTGGATTCTGCGGGACATTAACCACATCATTCGTGTTCACCAATTCAGCATCTGGGATAAACACAGGTACCTTAATGGTGTAGGCTCCATCTGGCACCGGCCAGAACTGAATCTGGGCATCGTCGCCAGATTGGCCCGACACAGAATAATTAGATGGGATTCCGGGAGTGGTATCCACTACCCATTTGTATTCTTCAATTACATCCCCCGGCATAGGGTAGATATAGCCCTTGGCCGTGGAATTAAACATTCGAGAGTCGCGGTCTTGAAACTGGAACTGCTGGCCTGAGCCAGTCAATGCATAAGTTTGTACACCCGCAGACGTAGTAATAGTTAGGGTTTGCCGCAGCATAGTCCAGCGCCAAGCGTTTTCAACTTCGGTCATAGTTTCATTCACGAAGTCGAGGATTAGCGCAGCATAGGCATTAGAGAACCCCGTAACTTGGGGTTCCCTTAGCCGTCTAAGCACGGCATTAACAAGTGTTAATGC